AGGACGGTGGCTAGAAAGCCAAGAATAAATTTGATCATTTGTTCTCCACCTTCAAAGCACCGCCGTGAATGAGACGAGACCGGTAATAACAGAAGACGCGCCACGGATCTTGGGTCGTGTACAAAACATCGTCTGGTGCTTGATAAAATAAGTTCATCAATTGTTCTTCCGTGTACCGTTGCCCGTTTGTAACTAGGGAAAGCAATTGCCTCGCCTGTGGTGGGAACTTGCACATGGACGCTTGGAAGGTATACTTCCGATTCTTGTATTGGCCAGCAGGTCTACTCATCTAATAATCCCCAAAAGTTGATTTGCGATGGTTGTGCGTTGTAATCCTCAACGAGGAAAACGGCACTATTTAACGACGGGTGGACAACACCACGAATATGCGAGACGAACGGTCTGGCAGGATTCATGGCGATCTTCACCTCGGACTGAGGATCGTGGTCCTCTAATATTTCAATTAATTCTTCGATTTTCATACTTTCTCCTTTATACAATCATTACAACTACAAGCAATCACGTCTCGCTTCGCAGCGAGTCGAACTTCTGCCATCGTATCATATCCACGGACGTGGACTAAATCGTCGGCAAATCTAAATCCATATGGGAGGTTGAGGATGTATGATCCCATTCCCTCGCCATCTTCTGGATAACCGTCAACGTCGACGTCCCGTTTAACGTTCAATTTGTATCCCATAATTCTCCTTTCTATCCGAGAAAAAGTTTATCCCGTACGGATATTATAACACGAATCTCGGACTTTGTACAATCGGCATATTGGCGCATTTTGTTAATAACTTTTGCGGACGATATATATACATGGATTCAAGGACTTATTGGCATATCATATTGATTGGCAAAGGGGACATAAAATGCATTGCAATTTTTATTTTTTCTCTATACTAATACGGTCAACACGTCTTGCAGATTCCATGGTTCGTTTGACTCGATTGACCGCCTTGATGTCGTATCCACCAATGTGCCAATGGTATCCACCGAACGGAGTCTCTCCCGTCTTCCAGTCGTAAATACTTGCCACTGTTCCATCGGCGAACTTTAATCTCCAACAACACGTGACTTTATCTCCCTGTAAATCGTTTGGTCCATCATCGGGAGGTCCAAATACATCACACAATTCCTGGTAAGTTGACAAAACTTGACCTTTATACGATGTCATATTGATATCCGCATCCGAAGTAAACGGCATGGGATTCCGTAAAATAAACTCTTGACAACAATTCAGAAGGATCTCAATTGCCTGGTCTTCTGGCATTTTTCCTCCATCTAATTGTTCGTAAACATCATTGACAGATTGGTGTAAATCTTCTATTTGGTACATATTAATTCTCCTTTATGTTTAACGTTTTGATCCAATTCTGAAGTAACTTAGTGCGGAATTTCTCAACGAATTCCATAGAATCTTCATCGTCTAAATTGTTAAAAATATCCGTTACTCCCTGATTCCACTGTAAGAAGTCGTCAAGTTCAGAATCCATTGATTCATTGAATTCCTCTTGATTATCTTTTACTAATTTGTCAAACCATTCAAGATTGACTTCATGCCACACTTTACTCATACAATTCTCCTTTATTAGTCCCGCAAATCCTATTCTACCACAAAAATCTAACTTTGTTCGATTAAATTTTTAAATTAAAAAAGGAAAGTCAATCAACTTTGTTGATCAACCTTCCTTCCTCTTAAATCACCCAATTGTACAATTCAATCAGTAAATCCGCAATTTCTGAATTCTTCATATTGTCGTATTCTGACAAGTCGATCCAAAGTGGATCGTTACTCATAACTTTTAATCCTTGATAAATTCGTTCATTTATCGGAATTCCCAACATTTCCAGTTGTTTTAATTCATTGAATACCTCTCTTCTTAAAATTTGATCTTGTAAATTCTCGGAAAAATCACTCATCGTAATCCTCCTCAAACGCGACAATTTCACCAAAATTCTTCAGAAAAACTTTCTTCAGATTTTCGTAATCTCCACTTTTCATTTCCGTAATTATCGTTTCGATTCTGTCTTTCTCAAATCCTAAACCTTTACCTAACTTTGTTGCGGTTCCCATAAGTGCAAATGCGTTACCTTGTGGACCGTTTAGATCAATGTAATACATAAAATTCTCCTTTATTATTTAGTAAGTTTGTGTCAATAAACTTATCGACATTTGTCCTACATTTATAATATACGAATTATATCCGCAAATTTAAACTAGGACTTGTACCAGTTTGCGTGAATTCCTTTCTTCTTTCTCACTTGAATAAATATCACAATTATTCATTCCCATTCCCTCTCGCTTCTATCCTCCGTCCCTCGACTTTTGGTCGTTTTCCTTGGTCCTTTGACCTCGGATTGTTGGCGATTATTCATAAATAGTTTGTTTCTATTAGTGGTTCATGATTTTTACTGGCGTAGGTCCGAGCCAGGGTCAGGGGCCCGGGGCGGGCGGTTGTCGGCGCGCGCCCAAAACGCGCCAAGTCAGTGGTTCTGCGGGGGCATTTAAAGTTAAATCGGCAAAAGTCCGTGCATATCGTATTAGTATAGGGAATAAATTTGAATCAACTTGCAATTTTTACAGAGAATGCCAATCAATACAATAAGCCAATAACTTATGATCCTAAGAAATATTTACAAAGGGGCTATGTACCACGGTACAATCTTCATATATTATCTGCTAAGGAGGTAGGTTATGGCTACATTAGGCGGGAAGCGTGAAGGCGCAGGTCGTCCTGCAGGGGCTAAGAACAAGCGGTCTGCTGAGATTGAAGAAAAACTTGCAGCACTTAACTGCGATCCAATTGAAGGGATGGCAACGATTGCTGCTGACCCAACAGCTAGTCTTGAATTGAAGTTACAAGCGTTTAAGGAATTAGCCCAGTACGTGGCTCCTAAGCGCAAGGCTGTTGAGATGGAGATCGAGGGCAACGGTTCATTTAATATTAATGTCGTGCGGTTTAGCGACGTAGCAAAGGACCTTGATGGCGGAGATAACGGTACCAGTTGATTGGGCTCCAAGGCCTTATCAGTTTCCATTATGGAAATTTTTAGAAGACGGCGGTAAGCGAGCTGTTGCTGTTTGGCATCGACGCGCAGGTAAAGACTTGCTGTCAATTAATTGGTGTGCAGTGTCAGCCTTGACAAGGCCTGGGTTATACTGGCACTTGTTTCCAACTTATAACCAGGGGAGAAAGATCGCTTGGGACGGGATGACCCGTGACGGTAGGAAGTTCATTGACCACTTTCCAAAGGAAACTTGGGAGGCAGTCAACAATACCGAGATGCGATTAACATTAAAGAATGGCTCGATCTATCAGGTGGTGGGTACCGACAACGTTGACCGATTGGTTGGTGCAAATCCCGTCGGAGTCGTCTTCTCTGAATACTCCCTCCAAGATCCCCGAGCATGGGATTACATTCGTCCCATCTTGGCTGAAAATGGAGGATGGGCATTATTTATTTATACCGCTCGAGGTCGAAACCATGGATACGATTTACTCAACATGGCAAGACGAAACGAGAAGTGGTTTCAGCAAACACTGAGTGTTGATGATACCAGGGCCATTAGCCAAGAGGCGGTAGACGAGGAACGTGAGTCAGGCATGCCTGATGAGATGATCCAGCAAGAGTTTTATTGTAGCTTTGATGCCCCACTAGTAGGTTCTTACTATGGTAACGCGATGGCTAGGTTACTTGCTGATGGTAAGATTACCGGGGTTCCATATGAGTCACGCCTTGAGGTCCATACATCTTGGGACCTTGGCATGGGTGATTCAACCTCGATTATCTTCTTCCAGCGTCACGGCGGTGAGATCAGGATCATTGATTACTACGAGAGTAGTGGTGAAGGTTTAGCCCACTACGTTAAGATCTTAAAGGAAAAAGAGTACATCTACGGCGAGCATATTGCACCACATGACATTCAAGTCAGGGAGATGGGCACAGGCAAGAGTCGGTTAGAAGTTGCGCGTGAACTGGGGATTAGGTTTCGTGTTGCTGCTAACCTTCGGATTGATGATGGTATTGAAGCGGTTCGGACAACCCTACCTAAGTGCTTCTTTGATGAGAAGAAGTGCAGCCACCTAATTGAAGCCTTGCGCCAGTAC